GTCGGCATAAGGAAGAATACTAAAACCAAGCTCTGAATCATAATATGAAATATCCGCTATTTTTACAAGTGGATTTATATCCCTAGTTACTTGCTTCAGTTGAGTAAAGAATGTTCTGTTTTTCTTTGTAGCTTCATGATTGCCATCATAGATAAGGGTTGGAATCCCTACCTCTCGAATAAACGAGAAGTAGAGTTCCAACTCTTCCATGCTAGGCAGACGGTCAAAAAGATCACCACCGATAATGTGCATTTCACACTGATTTTCAAGACTATGTATCTGCTCGAAAAATAATCCGTAACGGTTAAGTGCCCATTCTTTGGGCACATTCTTTTGACCTAGCTTTAAATGCCAGTCTGCCGTAAATAGAATCATGTCAAATCAAACTCTTCTACAGACTCTTCATCAACCTTAGCGGTTTCTTCTCGAATTTCATCGAGCAAAGTTTTTTGAGCATCAGGAGTCGGACGAGGCATAACATCATCCATAGACTTCAGCTCTGCGATCGCTTCCATCTCGGCTTCATCAAGTGCTCGCTGCTTGCACTTCAAGACTTGGAGTTGGTACTCTACATTGTAGGGCAGGGGTCCAGTCTTTACGCGCTTGAACTTAATATCCCATCCAGCTTCTGGATCTGTAGGGTCGCCCAGGTCTTCTGCGGCTGTAAGAATAGCTTCAAAGAGCTTCTTTTTAAGATTGATGATCTTGACTTCTCCTTGGTCAAGACACTGCATAGCGTAGCTCCAGCCACACTTCAGATCGGGGTAATACTCACGAACCCAATCTTTTTCTTTGTTATTAAATCGCTCCTCATTGCGATCAAAAGAAAGACACTCAAAAGGAATGTTCTTTCCATTCTTACCTTCTAACCAGTATACATATCGTGCGAGTACGTCACCTACGAGTCGGACTTCGTTGTCACCGTCGCGATAAGAGTAAGAAGTGATGCTGGACTTTTTAGCGCCTCCAGCGGCCTTGTTAAATGATAGTGCCATTAGTGTATTTTCTCCTTTGGGACTTCTTCATATTTGAAGTGAAGTTGAAATTCATCATCAATATGAAGTAGACTGTTATCTTCGAATAATGAAATGTCTACTTCTAAAAGATTTAGATCTAGACTGAGTTTCCCAGTTGCTTTATAGTCCGCTAACGGACGCATAGAGGCTAAGCCAAGATACTGGGCTATCTCGGCATACTCGTATTTATATGCATAATATAAGAGGATATCAGGATGAACTATAAAGGAATCACCCTTATAGTTGGTATTTGAGTATCGATAGGTTTTATCATATTTATTCAACGGAACGTGCTCCGTTGTTATCATTCTAAAGATGATAAAAATGGCCAAAGGATTTCCTTCAGCCGTTTCAAATATCTTTTTCCAATTATATAACAACATATTATACATCAAACCGCACAAAAAGTCAAGAACTATTTTTCTGTGTTATATCTGTTCTATTGAGTAGCCTTGCTTCATATAGTATCCCATACGATTAGAGGCTTGACGAGTTGCAGTTTTTCCTTTTAAATGAATATCGACCACTATTGGGTCTCGTTTTCCTTCCTGCTCTCGAATGACTCTTCCAATGAGCTGTGTGAGGAGAGGTTCGTTGTTGATAGGGGTACCGAGTATAAGGACAGAGAGGGAATTGACTGAAATCCCTTCACTAAATATCGCTTGAGTACCAAAAAGTATTTCTTTATTCCCATAATTTATCTCATCAATGAGGCTTTCGCGCTCTTCATGGGGAACTTCCCCTGTTACACAAATTGCATTGTCTCCTACAAGACGTGCACAAGTTTTCAGAAAGTGTACTCGATCTGATACTACAAGTACTTTGTGGCCTCGAGCAGCATAGTAGGATGCAAGTAACGAGACACTATGAACATATTCTTCATTGTTTGCCAGGTTATTTACCCGATTTGCCCATGGAATATTTGCACCATCCATAAAGCGTACTTCCGAACGATAGATATTTATCTTCGGAGTCATAAAATTTTCTTTGGGAGGCTGAAAAAGTTTGTTACCAAAATAGTCACGAAAGACCACATGCTTTCCATCTTTTCGCTCGATTGTGCCACTCAGTCCGATTTTGTACCGTGCGTGACTGCTGTCGATAATTTTTGAAAACGTTGGCGAAGATACGTGATGCATTTCGTCCAAGATAATTGTTCCAAATATTTTTCGAATTCGATCGATGTTTCTGTAGAGTGTTTGGGTATTACCAACCACAATACAAGGATCGGTATTCCAACTACCACTACCAATAATCCCTGGAGTAATTCCATATACTTTTTCTACCTCTTTTGCCCACTGATTTCTTAAAGGAACAGTGTGTGTAATTACTAATGTTTTTTGTCCTAGCTTTCCTGCGATTGCAAGACCTGTAAAGGTTTTTCCCCAACTTACCCACGCATTGATGATACTGCTATCGTCGAGTTCGTCATAGACGGTTTGTTGAGATTCGCGGAGTACAAACTGAAACTCAGGAAAATCAACAGGAACCATAACCCTCTTGTCCACCATTTCATACGCATTTGGTATTAGATCTCCTCGTCCGATTGGTATTGATACCAGATTTTCGCGCACCCGCTGCAGATTCTTAATAATGATCGGAGGATCTTTCGGATTCTGAGGTGCAATTTTATACGTCAATTCTTTGGATAACTTCTCTCGAAGTTCCAAATTAGCATCCATATAGATACGATTACTAAGTACTGCCTTCATATAAGTATATACAGTATTAATAGTACTATAACTACTATGTCTAGTCTTTGACTAAGTTTCATACTTTTCTTCTTGTATCTTTTAGTTTAGTTTCCGAATAATCATATAAAACCCACGGCAAATTACCATGATGAAGAATTCCTGCATACAGTATCTCATCTGCAGGAGGTCTAGGTATAACGAATGGATTTTTTATACCCTCTAAGTATAGTAAAGAGTTACTAGTTTTATTAACTATTCTTTTTATTCGATAGTATTTTAATTTACAAAACTGTGATTTTTCATAGATAAAGGGTATACCATAGCTATCTACAAAATGTTTTGATTTTGATTTCAAGATACCCCGAAAATTATCTAACTGGTGATGCAACTCTTGTAAATTTTTATGAGGGGTTTGTAGTCGACGTATGCCCAAGGTGTCCCCTTCCATATTTTTGTCGTCTAGGATTTTGTCGTCTAAAAATAAAAGACCATCCTGCCTATACCAGTTACCGGAAGGCATAGCATAGACAGGAAACTTAACCCTACTTATATTCTTATACTGAATCACCATACATTTTTTGGAATTTTCCCATTGAATAGTCTTCTCCGATTTCGAAGTCGCATCCGACAGGAGCCCCCGGAACTGTGATCCCTCTATCCATTTGAACAAAGTGTTGAAGCTGTTTGCAGTAAAAATCGATTTCTCCTTCTGGAACTTCCGCAAGTATTGAGTCATGTACCAAAGCAAAGATACGAGACTTCATTTGTTGCGATTTAATAAATGCCCCCATGTCTATAGCACCTAATAGGTTAATATCACTAGCAGCAGACTGAACCAAAAAATTAAGGCCAGAGCGAATGCTATGACTTCTGATACCTGGATCGGTACTTTCAACATTAGGCAATCTCCTCTTTCTACCAAAGAAACTATAGATAAATCCATTAGCTTCAATAAACTTCTGGTTGGAATCAATCCAACTCTTTAACTTGTGAAATGCTCCGAAATAATCTTTAATTACTTCAGATGCTTCTTGTCTTGAAAAATATTTTCCACTGTCTTTTGTTACTTGTTCACTAATTTTTGCAGGACCGGCACCATACATAATGCCAAAAGTTACTGCTTTAGCAGCTTGTCTCCGATCTGCATATAATTCTGCTACCTCTTCTACTTTACAAGGCAACTTAAATACTTTGTGTGCAATAGTACTATGAAAGTTTCCTCCGCTACGAAATACATCCATAAGTGCTGCATCTTCTGCTAGTACTGCCGCTACGTAAACTTCCGCAGTTGTTAAATCCATAGCTACTATCTTGTGGCCCTCTGCGGCTTTGATGCAACCTTTTACAGTAGGGTTATCCCTAGGAAGCTGTTGCATATTAAGTTTCCCGCTTGAACTAAGCCTCCCAGAAGTAGTACCGTGAAGATTAAAACCCGTACGAAGTCGAGAATCTCGATCCAACTGAGGTATGATCTTGTCAAGATAAGTATTTTTGATTTTTGATTTTTGTCGTATGTCCAAGATCCGTTTTGGTACGTCCGATTGAAGGCTGAGTTCTTTAAGCACTTCCGCGTCAGTAGAGTCTGCGCCCGTGCCAGTTTTCTTTCCAGTCGGATTGAGGCCCAAGAAATCAAATAAAAGACTGCGCAACTGAACAGTGCTATTTGGATTAAAAGGTTTTCCATTTAACTCCTCAAATTTTCTTATCCTGTCATTAGTATACAAAGCAGAGATAGCTTCATCAATATCATTCTGCATTTGTTCTTGTCCGAACAGAAGTCTTGTGCGATTAAACGGCACTCCATTATCTTGAGTATCGACTAGAAATCTAGTGCCTGGCAAAAGGATATTTTCATATACTGATAATAATTTTTTGTTCTTATGAATAGCAGGATAAAACTTTTCATAAATCAAAAAAGTACACACTGCATCCATTGCAGCATATGTTTTCATAACATCAAAGGGAATAAAATCCCAGCTAAACTGATCTTTTAGTATACCGTGCTCTTTTCTATACCTATCTATCCACTCATACATAGGCTTTTCGTAGTCTCCATAAGGAGTGTACTTTAGGGAAAGTTGTTTTAGTCCATGCCCTCCAGGATTTTCATCAATTAAATAATGCAGCAACATAGTGTCGCCAAACTGAGGGAATTTAAAATGGAAGTGATACTCAAAGAATGCCATATCAAACTTGGCATTATGGAATACTACTGTTTTCTGATTAAATAGGGTTTGCAAAAGTGATTCAGTGCTATCATCAAAGCAGTTGGTATCAATATAAGCCCCGCACTTGCCATTATAACTAAGGCTAATGCCCAGCATATAACCGTCTCTAGGGTAGAGACCAGTAGTCTCAGAGTCAAGAGCAATGTATTGGCATTGGTCTTTGATGGCACGACGAATAAATTCATTTGCTTCCTCTGTGTCTTGTATACCAAAAGCTATACTACTATCGATGATTACATCTTCAATATCGCCAGAGATATAAGAATGTATATTTTTTACACTTTCTTGCCAAGTACGCTTTGCCTCCGGCTTAAATGCGAGCATAGCTGGATTTATAACAGGCAAAAACTTGTCGTCAACTTTTTTGCCTGAGTACTCTGTAACTGAATTTATTTTGGTAAAGTACTTTAAAGCATCCGAGCCTACAAGTACTAGCCAATCATAATCGTCAGTATTAATATCAATGTCACAATCTCTTTTTAAAACTTTTTTGATTGTAGGATCAGAACAAAGTTGATACTGATCGAAGTCAAATTCGAATTCTTTTTTAAAATTTGTTTTACTTGGTTTAGTTTCTATTAATGCAACTTTAGGCATATAATTTACTCTTCAATTTGTCTACTTGAGTTTTAGCGAGAGCGCCGGGATCTAAATTCTTATCCCCGAAAGAAATATTTCGAGTATCAATATCTAAACTTTCACACATCTCACGAATTTTTTTAGAGGCTGATTGCCCCGCATCATCGTTATCTAAAAATACATCTATTCCTTCTATTCCAGATACAGTGAGTACTTGGAGTTTTTCTTCAGTGACATTATTTACCCCAAAACAACAGACAGCATTTGTTAGTCCTTTGTCATGTAAGTTAATAACATCAAATATTCCTTCAACTAAAATAATTCTTCCTTGAAAAGGTTCAACAATCGGGAACAAAGGGAGCTTAACCCCTGGAGGGGTATTCAAATACTTAGGTTGTTGATCCCCCGTTGTTCTTGATTGAAAAGCTACTATTCGTGCAGATCTATCCCTTATTGGAAAGCAGATTCTTCCATTAAAGTCTTTCCCTGCATGAATAAAAGCCTCAAAATCTTTATATGTTTCTGGTTTTACATTTCTCCAGTTTCCTACATAGGGCATATAGCCCTCTGGCATTTGTAATCCTGAGCTTTGGAATCTTATCTCATCTATCTTTTTTCTCATAAGCTGCTTTCTAAGTTCCATCTTATTTGCTTTTTGACCAAAATGAGTAAACAAGTTACCCTTATAGCCACAAGAGAAACAATTAAAAATTCCTGTTATTTGATCTACTCGCATACTAGGATTACGGTCTTCGTGTTCAGGGTTTAAACACCGAACAAGAAAGTCTTTGCCCTTTGGTATAAAAGGAATATCTTTAGTATTAAGTAAATCTTCTACGTTCATTAACAGTCCGGATCAAAAGATGCCCACTCTTCTATTTCTGTAGGCTCATCGTAATTATCATCAATACTACAAAGCCAAGGCCCACTATCAGGCTCAGAGTACCACCAGTCCTCTTCTAAAGCATTAGGGCATCGTACAGGATCTCCATTACTATACCCATCTCCGACTAGATACTCGCCACAGTTTGGGCAAGTATCTCTTGTATTCCAATGTTCCATAAGTGCGTCGTGCATATCCGGCTTCTCCCATCCAAATAAGTGCCATAGTACATACTCAAGCACTATCTTCTCATTCTGGCAATATCTTTCATTTCTTCTTCGTTGATAACTGGTACCGCATTGGATTTATGCAGGGTTCCGATACCCTTAACGAGGGTTCCTGTATAACGTGGGCTCTCCACCCTAGCGGCAACTCCAACTGTTTCGGGAGCTGAGGGGTATTCAGGCACACTCCTGCGGAAATTATTTCGTTGAGGGACATAAACACTCCCTCCCGTGCTAGTCTTAACTTTTCGCGCATTATTACGCTTCTTTCTTCCCGTGACATCGTGGCGTAGCGATCCATAGAACATCCCCATAAATAAAAACTCCCATCAATTTCAAGATATATTATACATGAAATCAACGGGAGTGTCAAGGAATATTTTTATTATAGGTCGTTTATTTCTTCGTCACTCTTATGAGCTGAATCTTCTCTCTCTTTCGGAGTGAGTGCAGTCTCTGGACCTATCTTCAAAGACTCCCAATCCATAGTGGAAGTAAATGACTTCATACTTGCAGCACGCATTTTTACACAATTAAATGTGATACACGCATCTTCCTGATCCCAGGTTTCTAGCGCGTAAGCTGCGTCAGCTGCATCAAGAATACCTTTTGCAAATCTAGCCTCTCCCGTAGCATCTGTTTGATACGGAGAGAATACTGTACAATCATACTCTTGTGCCATGGATTTTAGGGCTTTACTAACTTCAATCTGTTCCGTCCAGTCGTACTGTCCACCTCTCGAGGGAGCGGAAGATCTTTTAACTTGATTAATATAGTCTACAATTATGACCCCAGCTTCGATTCTATTCACTTTCTTATCCAACTCTGCTCGGATCTTAGCAAGAGTAAGGCTTGGATCATAAACTACATCAAGCTGTTGAGTCGGGAGAAGCTCATGCTCGGTAGTAAGTTTATGATGAAAACTTTGAAAATCGCGCTTTTCTCTATATTCTTTCAAGCGATCTTGGCCCTGCTGAAAGCGGCTTGCCCACCATCCAGCAACTTTTTCCCACTCAGTTACACTTAAATTTTGTGTTCTAAGTCTAGCAAAAGGTACTGCAGTAGCAATCGAACAACACCTTTGCAGTATTGAACGACTATCCATTTCTATGGTGAAATAGATAGCTGAACGGCCAGATTGAAAAACATTGTTAGCAATATTTGCACACGTTAGAGACTTACCTGCACCTCTACGTCCACCTACTAATACTAAGTCTCGAGGAGAGAACTTAATATCAAAGTCATACTCAGTATTTAGCCCAAGACCAATATACTTATCAATCTCTTCTTCAGGCTCAAACAGCTCAATTCGCTGCATACTTTCCTGGGGCAACTCTAATTCAACTTTATCTTCTACATCAAGAACTATTTGATGTAGCTCTTGTACAGATTCCTCTGCACTAGCAAAGAGCACAGAGTTATCTAAATAATTATCAAGAGAGTTTAAAATTTCTTTCTGAGTATACTCATTTTTAAGATACTCAAGTAGAGTGCCTGCATCAATATCAATATTGACGGCTTCAATAGCAAATACTTTATCTCTGGTAGGAGCGTGTCGTGTACTTAATTTTAAATCATCGAACGAAGGGAACGCATGGAATTTTTCACAGTGCTTGTCTATGGAATCAAAAACCAGATGATATTCCGTGGGCAAATAATCTTTCCGCAGATAGCTCCACGTTTCAAAATCGCGCAATGAAATACACTGCTTTAATAAAGCACTGGCAATATTCAATTGTTCCCCCGAACAGAAAAAAGCTGGCCCTCACTTCGAGAGCCAGCCGCCTACATCAAAAAGTTTTACTGAGCCGCTTTGGCTGCTTTAGCCGCGCCATCATAGTCAGCTGCTGTCAAACCGCGACGAGTAAGCATAGTCTTAACGCCACGAGCAGTTTTACCGATGGATTCAGCAATAGCCTCAACAGTCATTGAAGCAACGTCAACACCATCCAATGGGTCTACATTTGAAGAACCCTTTGTATTTTCTTGGCGGGGGATTGCATCAATATCACCAGAGCGAAGCAGGCTGAGAGCCTTGCCGCGAATGCTGTTGACAGATCGGCCCAGGGCCTCTGCAATAGCTTCAACGAAAGCACCGTCGTTTACCATAGAAACAAACGTAGCTTCTTCAGCTTCTGTGTAGGTACGTACACTCTCTACCTTGGGTGCGGGAGCAACATGATCAGTCAGCTCCATACTCAGGATCTTGCCCTGAATAGACTTAGGTGAGAAAGAGCCGCCTTCGAAATGCTCAGCGATTTGAGCATAAGTGTACTGACCAGAGTTGTCAGTAACGAAAGCGCGGAGGGTAGCTTCTTGACCTTCGGTAAAAGACTTACCAGAAGCCGCAGAAGCAAGCTCTACTTCAAAACCCATCTTTCGCAGCTTGCTAGAGATAGAACGAGTAGAGGTTTCAAGCTGATCTGCTGCTTCTGCAACAGTCGCTTGAGATACGGGGCTTTCGCCACCAACAAAGTTAGTGAGCGCTTCAGTACGCTCATCTGTCCACTTGGGAAGTGCCATATTTTTTCTCCAAATAGGATTCTAAATCCGTGATTATTTCAATGCCAGATTCTCTGGCTTGTTTAGTTTTTGCTGATTCAATACCGCTTTCATTTACGAGAATCGTTACATCTTTCGTTAAGCTAGACTTCACTATATAGCCAAGACTAGCGAGTGCTGTGCCTGCTTGAGCCTTAGTCTTAAAACTCTTAAGCTTTCCGGTTATGCAGACAACTCCCCGATTCATTTCTGTGGGTAATACACCCGGGGGAGTAAACTTCATATCGAATGGAAGACATCCATCGTAGAAGGAATAAAACTCTTCATCTAACCAGTTGCACAGATTCTCAGTTGCTTTTGGGCCTAATCCGGCACGCTCACAAGTGTCTGGTGTAATTTCAGTAATAGATTGCACAGTCTCAGACAGCTTCTTCGTTGCCGTTTTTCCGATCAGTGGAATACCAAAAGCAGGTAATACCAAATCAAGAGGAGCCGAAGTAGAGTTTTGAATCTCTGCGTGTAGCTTTGTACCGAGCTTTTCGCCCAGTTTCTCACACAGTAAAAACTCATCATAGAGATAAACTTGATCGAAGTCCTCTATCTCCAGCTTCTCTATTGTTGCAGGGCCAAGCCCTTTAATCTTCAGAGTTTTTGCAAAATGCTCGATCTTCCTTTGTTTCTGTGCTGGACAGTTACTGCCGTAGCAGTAGTACAAATCATTGACCGAAGTAAGCTCGCCACCACAAGACGGACATTCCGTTGGCGGTAGGATTGATCTTAGCATTTAGATAACTCCGAAAATGTAGAATATATTATACGAAAAACTGAGGTAAAAGTCAAGAACTATTTTTTGGCAGGTCTGCTCTGCGAACGATTCGCGGAATAATGTCTCCACTACGTATTACCTCTACTTTGCAACCGATTTCCAGGTCCAAAGAGCGAATGTACTCGATATTGTGTAGAGTTGCCCTGCCCACGAGAGCACCTTCTACTTCGACTGGATCAAGTAGAGCAACAGGGCTGACTACGCCCGATTTACCTA